AATACCTCGGTCTGGTCGCGCTTCTTGATGCCCTGCAAGCGCATGACGGGCTCCAGCGCGTTGTAGTCGAGCCCGGTCGCGCCTGACATGCCCGTGCGCCACTGCGTCTGCATGGCGGCGAAGACCTCGAAGGCGTCCCAGTTGTCCGGCCAGACTTCGACTTCAACCTCGAAGTCCTCGGCCGTGAACCCGAACGCCTCCATTTCGTCGTCAGCGGCCGCACCCTGGTACAAGGCGCGAGCCGCGGCGATCAGTTTCCCCGCTTGGCCTGGGTGATCTCGGTGATGTAGGTGCCAAAAATCTCACGCGGGGCGCCTGCGAAGTTCTGGCAGAGCAGCTCGATCGACTCTTTGCCGAACGGGTCGTCCAGCTCCCAGCCCGCCAGAATGTCTTCCATAAGGTCAACGTCCTTGCGCTTCTCGATGCCCTTCATCAGCTCGGCCAGCTGGTCGCGGGTGCGGTGCTTGAACTCGAAGCTCAGCTCGACGCTTTCGCCGCCGTGAACCGGGATTGCTACCTTGGACTTGAAGGTCGGGGCAACAGCAAGTTTGAATTTAGCCATGGGATGTTTCCTCTTCGGGGATTCGATAAAAAAGAGGGCGCCAGACCGTCTCCGGCGCCCTTTGCAGCAGGTTCTGCGAGATGGCTGTCGGTTATGCGGCGTAGCGCACCGGGCGCGACAGCAGCGAGAAGGTGCTGTTCACGGTGTCGACCTGGCCCTTGTTCTTCGTCGGCGTCTCGTTCAGGGAGACGTAGCCGTAGTAGTAAATCTTCGAGCCGTTCTTGTTCACCATCAGCAGCGGGCGGATGGCGCGCGCGTCGGCGGCCTTCTTCAGCGCCTGATAGCCGGCCAGGGTCGGGTCGTCGCCGATCTCCATGGAGATGGTCTGTGCCGAGTACATGGTCGGGATCTGGATTTCGAAGTCGGCCTCGAGCGGGCTCACGGTTGCGAACTGCTGCTCGCCACCGGAGGTGCTGATCCCGATCACCTGGGTGATCTGGGTGAAGGTGAGGATCTTCTGTGCCGATCCGCTCGAGGTGCCGACCGGGAATGCGTTCACGTCGCTAGTGTCCAGCCCCTCGAGCTCGAAGGTGCTAGCACTGACGTTAGCCACGCGGAAAACGCGCTCATTGGCACGCTGCCAGCCTGACTTGACGATGACCATATCGCCATTGGCAAAGCCGTGAGAGGCCGCGCTGGCAACGGCTGTGGATGCGTTGCTGATGCCGGTCACCGCAACGGAGGTGCCGAAGGAGGTGCCGAGGTGGATGGTAGTACCATCTGGTATTGAGAACGCCAATTGATATCCTTTGCGGCCGCATGGACCGACGCTTGAGGGTTAGTGCTGGAACAGCGGGCACAAAAAAACCCGCTCAATGGCGGGCTCTCTTGATTCTTGAAAATGGCTAGGTGTCGGCGCGGTATCGGAACCGGACCGGCACCATGTAATGCGTATCGCCCGGTACGCCGGGGTACGCGCTGCAGGGCGATGCGATCTGCACCCAGAACGAGCCGGACTCAAGCCGGAGCGTCATCGGGAACAGGGCGGAAATCTCGTCAGCCAGCGTCTCAGCCTGTCCGGGGCCGGTGCTGAGCGGGACGTTGATCGATACCTGGAATAGGCCTAGATAGCCGCGGTGCGCACCTTCGAGATCGATGCTGGTTGTGTCGGCCGGCAAGAGCGTGGCGCGGATATACGGCCCGGTGGGCGGCGTAAACTTCACGTTGTCCCACGCTACGGGGATCGGCCGTGCGTCAGCCCATGCTTTCAGGCGCTGCTCAAGCAATGAACGAATTCGCTTGTTGCTCATGTATCCAGCTCCCGCACTGCCTGGTCAACGAAGGTTTGGAACTCGGTTGCCGTGACGCCAGCCACGCCAAGCGGCGCCTGGGATGAATGCCCCATCTCCAGGATGTACGAATACGGAACGTTATTGGCCAGCCAGATCGAACTGATGCCGCTGCGATAGGAGGCCAGCACGGCAGCCCCTGCCGAGTTGGTTGCGCTGCCGCTGGGATCAACGCCATCAACTTCGCCCTGAGCCGGACGCCCGAACGTGACCTGCCAGTTCCGGCGAAACCGACCGCCCACGTAGCCCTTCGGGCCTTCGCCCTTCCACAGATCAGGGTTGCCTACAGGGGAGCGATCCACGACCTTCGCGAGCATATCGATGCCGACCTTCTTCACGACCGTCTCGGCATTGCCCTGCGCCTTTTCGATGAACTTGGACAGATCAAGCGCGAATGCCATCTCACTTCCTCAACTGGACAGACCACGTTGCGCCGGCCGGGTCTTGACTGACGCGCACGACTTGCATCCCGTCGAGCGTGTCGCCCATCTCGGGCGCTCGCGTGACCTCGGATTGCAGGGCCAGCAGTTGCAGGTCGGTCGACTGGATCAGCGCGCCGTCGATCTGGTCGAGCCGGTAGCCACTGAAGACGCCGCGCCCCGTGTAGGGCTCATCGGTCGCGGTCATGGTGCCGGTTGACGGGTCGTAGGCAGACTGGCCGGGATGCGATGCCGTGAACGGGCGCACCGCGTCGGCTAGATCCGAGTCAAACGCCGCAGCAATGTCGGCAGACAGATCATCACGAAGCCCCATGCCTACCCCCGAACCAGTTTGATCTGGCCAGCAGGCCCAAGCAGCGGAGCCAGCAGAGCCAGCGCGAACGCCTCGCCAGCGGTCACAGTGCGCGCCGATGACGAGTAGGTCTTGCTGCTCGACACGCCGCCCGCCTCAACCGACTTGCTCAGCACGCCCGTTTCGTTGGCCGTGTAGAGCTTGCCAGCAGCCGCCTCGCGCGCGATCTCAGCCCCGGCCTGCACAACGGCAGCGGGAGCCTCGTCAAACGCAGGCAGCGGCTTTGCGCTAAGCCAGGTGTTAGCCATCAGCACCGCGCGGGCCTTCTTGTCTTCGGTTGTCCAGTCGGACCCCAGCAGGCCGTCAACCTGCGCGATGGTGATGTACTCGGTCATTTACTCGGCCTCGGTCGGCTCTGGCTTGGTCTTACGGGCGCGCGGCTTGGACGCCTCGTCTTGCGGCTCGACTACCTCGCCAGGCGGCGCGAATCGAGCGTCGATGATCTTGAAGCCCTGAGCGCGCAGCTCGGCCTTCCGTTCCGGTGTAACCGGATGCTCAACGTATGCAATCTTCTGCTCGGACATTTCATCCTCCAGAGAAACGGGGCGAGCCGGAGCCCGCCCCTATCGGTTACTTGGTCGCGTCACCGATGGTGATCACGCCAGCGCTCGACTTCACGCTGTTGACGAACAGGTCCCAGTTGGAGCCGGTCGCCAGCTCGGCGTTGGTCGGAGACTTGCCGCCGTTGGCGATATCCCATGCGTAGCCCTTAAGGCCGAGACCAAACGAATAATCCGCTTGAAAAGTGGTTTCGATGCGCTCCTTGCCATTGCTGGTCTGGACGCTGGTCACCACGTCGCTGCCGTCATGGACGATCGCGGCGGAGTCGGCCAGCGAGAGCACCTTCTGCTTGTTCGGCGTACCGGTCTCGTACAGCGCCGGAGCATCGGTGACGATCACCGGGCGACCGAGGATGTCCACGATGTTGACCGACTGGCTGTTGAACAGCTGCGAGGCGTTGGCGAGGTTCTGGCCGACCAGCTTGTGGAACACTTCGCCGGTCATTACCTGGGCCACGAGCAGGCCGGAGGCGTCGCCGAACTTGGCGTGAGCACCGTTGATCGCGCCGTAGGTCACGCCTGCGGTGGCGGACACGTCGTTGGTGGCGCCGGCCACGTTGCTGATCGCTGCAACCAGGGCGGCGATAGCGGTGTTCAGCTGGTCGGCCATGATGGCTTCAGAGAGGTTGCGGGAGATGACCTCCAGCGCCTCGGCTGGGTTCTTCTGGATCCACGACAGCTGGGAAGGCTCCCAGAGGATCGGGCCGAAGCCGCCGGCGACCTTGACGCTGTTGGCCTGGACCTGCGCGAGCGCGGTCGCGGACTGAGCGTTGTTGGTGGCGTAGCGGTCGACGCGACGCTGAGCGGAGTGCAGACCCGCCCACAGGGATTCCTGCAGGAAGTCGCCGTCGATGCCCTGCGGGGTCAGGCGGATCGCGCCATTCGACGCGGCGTTGAACTTCTCGACCATCTGGGCGATGGTTTCGACGGTGGTGTTCTTCAGGT